GCACCCCGGTAGATGGACATTTAAACTCCTTGACTTGTTTAAAGACACTCATTGAATGTTCTTAAACAAACTCCCTAGCCTAAGCTAAGGAGCTTGAGTTGCTTATATTAAGCGTTTACAGCTAATACGAAACCAGCTTCTGGACGTACAACTTTAGTGCCGAAGAGGGTATCTGCGGTGTAAAGAGTAGCCAAGTAGTCTTGTTTGTACTGAGTCTGTGAGCGAACACCAACTTGCTCTGCGAACACCATTGTGTCGGTATGGAAGAGCATAGCTGCTTTGATTGCATCGCCAGCAGTGTTTTCTGCAGCAGTTTCAATGGTTGGCATATTGCTTGATACATAAACATCAATACCATACAAGTTACCAATTTGACCATTCTGTACACCACGACCATCAACGAAGTCACGGCTATTGTAACGGTCAATACCCATGATTGCATTGCGGAGTGATGGAGGAATAGCAAACTTACGACCATCCATTGGAACATCAGCGTCGTCCATCAACTGGATGAGCTTACGGAAGCCAGCATCGGTGAATACGTCAGATGTAGTTACAGTGTCAACAGCGTAAGCAGTCAAACCTGTAGAAGCATCGATGAAGTATGCGTTGCTGTGAACCCAATCAGCACCATCGCTGTCGCCGAAAGACTTACCTAAAGCTAACAACTCGTCGTCAACTTTCTTAGCCAAAGCGTAACCAGCATCTTCTGTGTAGAAAGAACGCAGGGAAGCAAGGGCTTGAACTTCAGCGATGTCCTCGATGAAACGTGAGTACTCGAAGTGGCTGTTAATTAAAACTTGTACTTCGCTCTCAGCATCAGCTTGAACGGTAACTGCAGTGTTAGCTGCTTTAGCAGAAGCTACACCACGGGTTGGTTTAGGAATATGCAGTGTATCGCCTTTTTTGCCTTTGAAAGACATTTTGCGAACAAGATTAGCTAATACTAGGTTTTTCTTGTAAGCAGCGATGACCTCGTCACTCCAAATTTCTGGAATGAAAGTACCTGCGTTTGATTTATTAACAATGGAAGCTGAGCCTCCGGGATATGCTGCGCCTGTTAGTGCCATGATGTTTTTCCTTTAATTAGAAATTCTAAAATTACTTATTTAACTCGCCCTGTTGCATATGCGTCCATAATTTCATCGGACATTTGCATATAGCGTTCTGGGTCTGTCATTCTCAATTTAATTAGGTCTGCCCGTCGATATACTTTTCGACTCGACTCACCTGCGCCGCCAACGTCAACTGAGGCAGCACGCATTGCTTGTTCTTGAGCTTTATTTTCAACTGCTGCGGTTTGAGTAGCTTGGTTCTGCTGTTTAATTTGCTTTAGCTCTTTGTAAGTGCTTAGCAACTCATCAGCGGATTCAAAATCAAACTCTGCATCAGCTTTGGCAAACAGATTTAAGCGAATTGCGGAAGACTTAACCCAATCTTGAAAACCAGCATCTTGTGCAATGGTTGCAAAATCAGGATGTTTTACAGATAACTGTTGTGTTATCTTCATCTTCTTCATTTCTAAAGCTGCTTGTTTAGCTTCAAGTACTGCAGGGTGCTTCTCAACTTGTCTGTTTACCGCACTAGCTGGGTCTGCAAAAAAGTCTTCTTCAAGCGATTCTTCAATCGGAGCTTGCCTGTTATTGTTAGATTCGAGTTGTTGTTTTAATAGTTGGTCTGCAAGACTTCGTACTTCGTGAACTTCGTTTGCTTGTCGTCCAATGAGCTTTTCAGCCTCTTGGTGCATCTTAGCAATCTCAATAGCTGATTTACCTTTGTACTTCTCTGGTAATTCTTCTACTGGTTCAGCTTTGACATCAGCCTCTTCAGTTTGTCCTGTAGTAGTGCTATCAGGTTCTGGGGTTGTAATATCTTGTACTTCTTCTTGCTCGTTACTGTTAAACAGTTCTTCTTGTTCAATAAAATTAGCTGCCATTTAAAGTCTCCTGTCACCGAATCAAGTGATTTTAGGATTTATAATCTGAGGCTCTTTCGAGGTATCTCAGGCTTCGTTACGTTTTGCTTCTTGCTTCGTTTTTTCTTCACGGATTCTCGCCCATCTATCGTAAGCGCCCGTGTAGATTGGGTCAGTGCCGTCTAAACTAACTCTAACTGGAGAGATAATTCTTTTTGCTTCTTCCCCACACTCACATAAGATTGTTGTTGTCTCATAATCAACAAAACCTTCTGTAATATGTTCTTGACTACATTTAAAGTCATACATCCTACGAGCCATTACGCTGAGTCTCCCGACATGAGCTGCTCGTAAGCCTGTTCTGAAGCAGGTTTAAGGTTTAAGAGCCAATTAAGTAAATCTAACTGACCTTTCTTCACCATTAAGTCTGATTCATTCTGAATTGACATCACATGATTCAACGAATCGAATATACCTTGTGCGTCAACCATTAAATCTTGCCAACCTTCTGTTGCCATCATTGAAAAACGATTTTCATAATAGCTTTGTAGCTTCTTATCCACTTTCTTTGTCCTTTAAGGAGATTGTGTTGTTTAAATACAACTATTATGCAGCAGTTTACCACACTTTAGTAAAAAAGTCAATATATTTCTTTACTTTTGTGCAGATTTCTGCATCTGAAGCTCTACTATCTTGCCTTTGTTGTCGATGTCTTTTTCTTTTAACATCAAATCAGCAATCTTGGCACGCTTCTCGAACTCATTGTCTTGGTTTTGACCATCAATGTTGGTAGAAAGCGAGCTAATAACCTTTGCTTTAAGCTCTTCAGGCAGTAATTGGGTCTCAACCACTGTCTTTTGTGCTTCAGCTTGGTCACGCATTGCTCTAGCTTGTAATGATTGTGTTGTAGCTTGAGCTTGTTCTACTTGTAATTGCTCTGCAATCTGTTGTTTTTGCTGTGCTTGTGGGTCAGGCTGACTCATTTGCTCTAAAGCAGCTTCCATTTCAGCACGATTTGATAAACTAGAGTTAGCGATGATACCTTTTAGGATAATTGGCAATACAGGAGTGTTAGGTCCAAGAGTCTGTAACAAACCAATCAACTGCTGTTGTTCGTATTCACGAGCCATAATACCCAATGTAGCAGTAGGGATAAACTTCATGTCTACAGAAGGATAACGCTCAGGGTCAAATTGCATATAACGGAAAGCAACCTTTTTAATCAACGGAACCATGAAGTCTTCTTGGAAGTTGGTCAAGGTACGCTTGTACTTCTTGATGATTCCAGATACCGCCATTGACATCCCAGCACCGCTAGAGTCACGAGTAGCTTGTGTAACCATGCCTTGACTGTCTAACGTACCAGTTGCCATCAAAAGCATACGCTCGAAGTCTCTAGCAGTAGCTGCAGACTCTGGTGATGTTTGACCGAAGTGGAAAGGCATCATAATCTCAGCAGGATTACCATTGGTGAGAATAGCTTTACCGGGCTTGACTTCAAACTTAGCGCCACGAGGTAATCGTGTAGCGTCCATCGCAATCATAGGTGCTGTAGTCAATGCCAAGCTGTCTAGGTGGCTACGAAGCTGTGCGTCGATAGCCTTTTGCATATTGTATGCTTTTTCTACTGTGCCACGACCCCAGAAACGATTAGGAACTGTGTCATCCTGATAAGCGATAACAGGACGGTCTTTCATCATGTAAGGGTTGCGTTCGGCTTTGAGAAGTAAGCCATCGTTAGCGATGACCACAATAGCCTCTACAAGGTCGCTGTAGCTGTCTGCAGTACTGTCTTCAGGGAATAGGTCAACTACCTCTTCTCCTTCGTTCTCAAGCTGTTCTAGGTACTCTCTAGGGACTAATCCGTAGTAAGTAAGGAGCTTAACCTTGTCATCTTGATATTGCACTACTTCTTGGGTTACTTCTAAGTCGTCATCGTTACCAGCAGGTCCGATGTCTACCTTACGATAGATACCCTTTTCCATGCCTTCAACCACTTTGTGGATTGAGACAAACTTCTCAATAGCGCAACCCATAGCGTCTTCAATGGAAGTAGCGTTAGGGTCAATTAAGAAGTTCTTAGGGTTAACTGGGTTTACTTTAACGCAGAAGTATTCTTTTTCCATTACACCGTAAGCGGCTTGTGTGGAACCCGGAATTGGTTGAGTCTGGGGAATATACTCGACATCGTTCTTGACCATAATCTCGCCGATACCAGTGCCATAGATTTCAGCCATGAGTTCAATCTGGTCGACAGACTTACGAATCTTATTGGTGGTTAAGTCTTCCATCAACAAAGCACGCATTGCTTGGACATCCATTGGATTACCGTTGTAATCTTTTATGTCATCTTTGATGTCGAAGAACTCTCCGTTACCAAAGATAGCTTCCATGATTTCAGCATGACGAGTCTCAACCGCTTGCTGCGTAGCAGGGCTGATTAAACGACTACGCTCTGAATCACGGGTCTTGTCTTCAGAAGCCCAAACACCACGGAAGATACGTTCGTATTCTTTCCAATCTTCTAGGTAGTTCTCATCACGGCTGTCTCTCCAGCGGTCAGTGTGAGTAACAACGAAAGCAGCTAACTCTTTATCAGCGTCAGTGGGTTCATCCCACATCGTTCCTTCGTTCATGTCTTTATTCTCAGCCATTGTGTTCCTTATTTAATAACCACTAATTACGTCTAAAGTTTCCCACTCGTCACCACCATCATCCACATCGAAGTTGGGACGAACTAATTGTTCTATGTACGCTAAAGCATCGACAGTATCATCATGGACTCCCTGAGTTGGGAACATTAACAACTCATCGACAAACAAATCAAAGTCACCTTCATCGTTCAGCACGATACGACCATGTTCAAAGTTGCCTTGCAAAGCCCAAGTAACTCTATCAACTTTTTTCTTGTTACCATG